CGAAGGATGTGTTTGATCTCTACCATCACGGCAAGGAACGTGGAATGTCCACGGGTTATACCAGTGTTGACGAATACTACACGGTAGTGCCGGGGGAATTGGAAGTAGTCACGGGTATTCCTTCGAGCGGCAAGACAAACTGGATCGATCAGATCTGTGTTAACCTATCGGAACAGTATGGCACGAAACATGCAGTGTGTTCGTTTGAGAATCCAATGGCACAGCATCTGTCAATTCTTGCAGAGAAACGTGCGAAGAAGTCATTCGTTGGATACAACGGTGCAAGGATCAACGAGTATGAATTGAGTGACGCCATCAAGTGGATTGATGAGCACTTCATCTTCATCCGCTTTGATGATGACACTGCACCTACCGTAGACGCCATCTTGGAACACTCACGTGTTGCGAAGATCAGGTACGGCATCACAACACTCGTCGTAGATCCGTGGAACTATATCGAACAAGCTAGGAAGTCATCACAGAGTGAAACAGAGTACACATCTGAAGTACTGTCGAAGCTCAGGATATTTGCACAGAACTATGACGTTCACGTATGGTTAGTTGCACACCCACCCAAACTGCAAAGAGATAAAGATGGACAGATCAATGCACCGACAGGATACGACATTTCAGGATCAGCACACTTCTACAACAAGGCAGACGTGCTTACTGTCGTGCATCGTAATGCAACAGTCGCACCGCAGAATGTCGAGTTGATATGGAGAAAGGTACGCTTCAAGATGACAGGAACCCCCGGTCATATCATGGTGAGGTATAACCTTGCTACGGGATGTTATGAGGACAATTATGGATCAAGTTGATTTAATGTTGAGACTTGCCAGTCTTACATCGTCGAAGAGCGACAACCCGAAAAAGATTATCTCTATCATGGGTCCAGTGTTACCAATGCCTGACGAGTTTTTGACAGTTGAAGAATTCAACGAGGCACGGATTGAATGGAATAAAAAGATGCAGTCTTTGATTGAAAGTGTGCAGAGACTAGAAAAACTAAAGGGGGATTGTCCCCCCCCTTAGTTTCTTCGTGTGTGGTCAGCTTGAAGCATTAGTAATACTTCATTCGGTATTCTTCCTATTGGTGCTATGAAAGAGTTAAGTGACTGTAGGTTAGATATGTAACCTATGTCTTCAGAACTATCACCTAGAATAGCATTAGTATACGCATTGTATAGCTGAGCAATCCTGAAATCGTCTGTTGTGTTCATGATTAGATTAGTTATTGATTCATTCCATTTCAGCAGTGGGCTATTGAATGTCTTTACATAATAACCTTTATGAGACTCGTCGTATCCAACATGAACGGTAATATGTTCTATATTTGATGGTATTCTATACTCACTCACCTTCAAGCTCCTTTATGTCTACATAGAAATGATTGCTGTAGAAACTTGCCGAATGTGTTTTATCTTTTGGGTATCCTTCTGACACCATCCATTCGATCATACTGTCAGGTACAGGATTAGGAACAGGCTTAGGGAAACCGTATTTCCATCCAGATGGCGGGTCTACCATATGAACTAGGTTGTGGTTCTCAGGATGCCTATCGTATTTATGCGTAGACTTCTTCTTGAGTGGGATCTTCTTCGCGTTAGACATAGTTTTGTTTACGCTTTTAATCGCCAACATTGTTGCTCTCCTTACGAGTTATCATAATCCCAAGCAGTAGAGGCGAGATGCAAATGACTGCTATCCCAATATAGTGTAATACGTCCATCATCACTCTTTCTCCTTTAATGCGGCAACAACCACTTCATAAGATAAACGTAACTCTTTTAGTTCTTCTCGCAGTTTATCACATTCAGTTCTGGCATAATCATAGTGCATCTGTAGGTCTGAGTTAGCTAACCTTAGCTGTTTAATTTCTTGTATGACACGATGCCTGATTTTGTATTGCTCTTCTATGATGTATCCATCGTATTCTTTGAGTTCTTTTATGGCATCCATCACTCTTTCTCCGACTCAAGGTCGTCAATGTGTGACATAAGCGTTTCAATTACCAACGCAGCCAGTATCATAAGTAGGGCAGCAGCTATCTCAATGTCCATCACTCTTTCTCCTTCAGTGATTCTTGTGCAATCCTCACAGCTTCCATAACAAGCCATAACAAGTAACCCTCGGCGGCGGTCATGGGTTGAGGTATTCCCTCTGACCCCGCATACACCTCATAAATTTCCCGCAGTGCTTCCCGCAACCGCTCAATCTCATCGGCGGCTAACTCCCCAAGTACGAAAGCATCAAGGTCAGAGGTTGTTGATTCGCGCAATAGCTTAACAATATCCATCACTCTTTCTCCAGTGTGTCTTGCGCGATTTTCTGTGCTGACTGCATCTTTGCAATCCGGTGGAGCACTTTCTTTACTCGATTGGTTTCTTTAATAAACACGTCCATCAATTCAAATGCTAGTTTCTTGTCTTCCCGTAGCTTGATGATCTCGTCTGCTGCTTCAGCACACCACTCAGCTTCTTGGCTCCAACTTATATCAACGGTTCGTAAACGGTCAACGATGTCCATTGTTATACTCCCATTGCTTTTGCTAATAGATCCTTGTCGTCGATCTGACCACGATACTTATTGACCAGACGCTTACCAAGTGCCGCCTGTTTAAACGTCAACTTAGAGTTCATCGCGAGTGACCTTCCAATGTCAGTGTCCAGTCTGTTAAAGCCAACGTTGTTCTTGGTACGAGCACCGTCATAGTCCATACTGGAGATAACCTGCAGACATTGCAAGATAGCGGCTGACTGATCCACAGATATTTTTTCAGCATCAGTGTCGATGTTTAAACGTGTTGTCGATGCAGTTGTCGGCGGGTCTGGAAGAACTGGAATGTCAAGGTCTGTGACGGCGTTATGCTTGTCCAGTGCTTGATCAATGATACCCATCTTCGCGACAATCGACCGGGCCATGTTGGAATCGATAGAGCCTTCGAGTACCAGATGTTGCACCAGAACGGATTCCTTCTGACCGATACGATGAGCACGATCCTCTGCCTGTAAGAGATCAGCAGGTGTGTACGTAATCTCAGCGAACACAACGTGTGAAGCGGCTGTTAGAGTAATACCAACACCAGCCGCCTTGATATTGCCAATGAAGAATAGACACGATGGATCATTCTGGAACCTGTCAACTGCCTCTTGACGTGCCGTCATGTTGACTGATCCAGTCACCTTCACAGCTTCCTTGCCCAATGCTTCATACAAAGCATCGATAACGACGTGATGATGCGCGAAGACAATCACCTTGCCGGAGCAATTCTTCAGGTGCTCAAGGACATATGGTATCTTCGCGACTGCTGTGTCTCTACGTGCGATGGCAATTTCCTGAAACGCCGCTGACGCACCGTCACGTAGCTTGTTGACGGCATCTTTGTACACGTTGATATCATCAGAAGCTTTGGACAACTCGACAGCAACACGTAGGTGATGCAGTTGTTCCATTGCTTTGGACATGACCTTGACTTCATTGTCAATCTGTACCGTCGCCCCATTCTTCGGGAACTCAATGATCTGCCTCCGCTTGGCAGGAAGATCCTTCAACACGTCTACTTTGAGCCTACGCACCATGATCGTAGAGCGAAGCTTGTTCTGTAACTCGTCAAGGTTAGTTGCCCCTGCGTCATCGAAACCAAAGCGTCCCTTGTGTGCTCCACAATAACGATACGCAAAGCGATAGTAGCTGTTGTATGTAACTGGGTCTAAACTGCTGATCAAACTCCATATTTCTTTTGGCCTGTTCAGGATGGGTGTCCCCGTCAGGAACAACCTGCGTTTTGCCTTGATTGGTTTGAGTTCACTCATGACTTTGCTTTCTTTTTGTTGATCTTGCCGCCAAGTACAGCGACGGTGCGTTGAGCCTTCTGGTTCTTGAGATAGTGAGCCTCGTCACAAATTAGCAAGTCCCACTCTACAGCATCGATCTTGTCACGATGCCTGTCCACGATGTCATAGTTTATGATTACGATGTTGCAGTCCACAGGATAGTCATTGGCAACAGCAACACCACACTTGAGAGGCTTTGTGCTCCACTTGTCGAACTCACGTTGCCAGTTGATCCTCAACGTAGCGGGGCAGATAACGAGTATCTTCTCCGCACCAGTAACATTCGCCACGCCAATAGCTTGGATCGTTTTACCCAAGCCCATCTCGTCTGCGATAAGTGTACCCGCACGTTCAGATGCGTATACAATCCCTGCCTTCTGGTATGGTAGATACTCCAATCCTTCTGGACGAGGGAGATCAACGTCAGCATCTGTTGCACGTGATGCTTCAAGCACTTCAACCATTTTGTTATGTTCTTCGACTAGAATAGAATGTGCTGTGGCAGAGGCGTATTTGATTAACGTCGCCGCCTTGGTTTTGTCGTCAGTCCACCACAATTTAGATACACTGTCCCACCGAAACCGTGCACTTTTGGGGATTTCTCTTTCATCGAATGATCCGCGAAAGATAAACTTGCCGTTCTCGTAATTCAGTGTAGCCATGTGTCACCTGTTCAACTTATAAACCGCGTATGGTTTGTTGTTGAGGTCACGCTTGAGGATCGTCTGGATTTCGAAGCCATCCTTCTTGAGGTCATAGATGCACGAAGCGAGACGAAAGATTCCGTACACGCCAAATGCTTCAAGAGGTGTAATTCGCCCCAACGTCTGGAGATGTGCCAATACCTTCTGCTTCTGTGTTTTCTGTTGTGTTGCTTGTGCCATTGATAGTCTCCTTGTTTTTTAATGTGAATTGTTCAATACCGTGCATCACGGTGCTGTGATCTCTATTCATCGCAGTGCCAATCTGATGCATTGTCATGTTTAGTTCGTGTCTCAACCTGTAGAAACACTCCTGACGTGCATCAACCAGTGGTCTTGATCTACTATTGATCTTCAATGAAGCCACAGGAATCCTGTGCTTGATAGCAACTTCACGCATGATGATCTTGAACGTGACCTTCTCGCTCTTCCGTATGTTCCACTTTTCAAGTTCTCTTTGTACCCAATCATTTGTAATACTTGCGGTGTCGATGACCTGTTTAAACACAGGCGGTTCTTCAAGTACCTGTTTAAACACAGGTTTTACTCTAATGACCATAGGCTTTGATGTGAACTTTGCCCTGACACGTGCATAGTTTCGCCTGATAGTGTCGATGTCTTGTGTTTCCTCGTCTAAACGTAAAGCTAAACGGCTCATGACTTCTTTACCTTTGTTGATGGATGGTTGATAGCATCGCGCATGATCCATGCCCAATGAGTAACAGATTTAGCAAGTTCCTGTGCGACTCCAGCATCGATCAGATATTGTAACGCATCATTATGTTCGTCAAACGAGTTCC